TCCTTGAGCACCTACAGCACCTTGAACTCCTTGAGATCCTTGATCTCCAGTGGCACCTTGAACTCCTTGAGATCCTTGAGCACCTACAGCACCTTGAACTCCTTGAGCACCTTGGACACCTATTGATATGACAGTGGTAGCTATTCCTACGCCACCAGTATCTTGTCGAATGAAAATCTTACCGTCATAATGATTGATGGCTATTTCTCCAAGACCTAATTGTCCAGTCGTAGGTGTTTTTCCTTGGACAGTAGATCTTTTAACTCTAATAACTGGATCAGCCATTTTTTTGCATATCGGTAGAAACCATAAGACCCTCATATGAGGATCTTAGATATTTATGAAAAGTCCTCTTCTACTTTCGTGCTTCTTTTTGATTTTTTTAATTTATCAAGTTCGGAACTCAATGCATTTATTGATGCATTGAGTTTTTCAACCTGAGTTTCTAATACAATATTTTGATTAAAAAGTTCAAAAGATTTTTGTTGATATTTTGTAAGTACTGATTTCAAGTCATCCTCAGTCATATTTTAGAAAGATCCTGCATCGATAGTAATATTTTCTAAGTATCTTGTACTACCGGTACAAGATATTACTTGAGATTGACCAGCACAATCATTCACCCAAAGAGACCCAATTTCAATAGGAGAAAATGTAGAAACTGTAAGTTGTGGAGTATCTAGATCAGTTCCATCCGTATCAGAACCAAGAACACTTGCAAATTTAAATCTACCTTCAGAATGTTCCCAAATAACTGCGGATTTCTTTGCTCCGGAAGAATTATAATTAAACAGTACGCCAAGATCCCAAGTGGTAGCTGCTGATGGAGTGTTACCGTCAATACGACCAAGTTCAATTGTTCTATCTTCTACTGTTAGTGCAGAAGTATTAAATTGAGTTGTGGATCCATTAACATAAAGATTTCCTGCAACAGTTACGTTTGAACCACTTAAACTAATTGCAGTTGTTCCATCACTTGCTTGAATATCATTACCATTAACTCTAATATCACCCGCAAATGTAGTTAATGTATTGGAGGTAAGAGTAATATTTGTATTACCATCACTTGCTTGAATATCATTACCATTAATACGTATATCACCACCTACAGTTAAATTATTTGTTGAAGGATTGTATGTGATACCAGCATCAGTATAAACTGATTCTGCAGTTGTTGATGCATTATCGTCAGTTACAAAGGTTAAGTAATGAGTTGCGTCTGTGCTTCTCTGGACAGTATCAACTGTTTGTGCTCTTGTTGCAGTTGATATTGTGCCCGTTAAAGAACCAGATAAGTTTGTAAAGTTGCCAGTTGTTGCATTGACTGTTGTTGCACTAATCGCAGTATCAGTTATCGTGATACCAGTTCCAACAGCAAGACGAGTTCCGTTCGCCATCGTTGTGGTTCCAATGGCCACACCATAATTAAAGGCAAATGCATCAGTTGAAAATCCAAGAGTTCCACTCTTGAACCACATCAATTGCTTGTAAGTATCTGGAAGTGTATTAATTCCTGATACAGAAAAGTTGACTAATGGAGAACCTACAGTTGAAGCAATCGCAACACCTGCGTGATTTGCAGTATCATCGTTTGGTAATTGCGATGTAGTATATCCAAGAACAATATCTTTATTAGCAACAAGTATTTCTTGAGCTACAACTGCAAAAGCTGTTCCACCAACTGTAACATTACCATTAACTATTAAGTTATTTTGAATTGTAACTGCATCATCAATAAAAGTTGCACCACCAGCAGAGTTTAATGTGAGGTTACCAGATACAGTATCAATAACATTTGCACCAGTAATACCAATCTGTACACCATCAATTACAGCACCTGTAGAAAAAGTACCTACTCCAGCAAAGGAAGTATTTCTCCATTGTCTTGTGTTATCGCCTAAATCATATGTGTTTGTTGTATTTGGATATAAACCTGAAGTAAATTCCCCACCAATATTAATATTATCTCCAGTATCGTCACCAAGATTAATAGTGCCACCCTGAAAAGTTACGACACCAACAAAATTTGAATATCCACCAACATGGAGATTTTGTTTGACAGTTAGGTTTTTGGCAATACCCATACCTCCATCAAGTTGAACAGAACCAGTATTTTCATTACCTAAAGTATTGTCAGTAGTATCTAAAAACGTTGTAATGCCCGTAAAGACAGCATTATTTGATCCACTTACACTTGCCCAAGATAAATTACCACTACCATCATTTGTAAGAACAGATGATGATGAACCTTGAGATCCAGGAAGAACATACGTAACATTGCTTCCTAAAGCAGTGTTAGGTGCTTTGATTTCAATATAATTAGAACCTCCGTCAGTTCTCTCAACAAAACGAACACCACTCCCCGTAGTTGATGTTTCTTTTGTCCAATAACGATGTGAACCAAAGAATTTATTGTTATTGGTGGTACTATCAATACCAACATAAAGGTCAAAGGTATCAGTAGTAAATGCAGGTTCACCAGACCTCAATCCGGGCAGATTAGCAAAGGCACCCCTTTTAAACTGGAGAACTGGAGCTGCCATTTATTTACCTATTTAGTTCTATTTTTTATTATTTAGTTCTATCAAAAAGTGCCAGCATCCAAGTCAATCTTATCATCCAAGTCAACATCAAGAGTATTTACAAAATCACTTGGCAGTCCAGGTTGAGTTGTTTCTGTGCTTGAAGAGGCAGAAAGAACTTGGTCTGGATTTACCATTTTATATTTTTGTGTCGCTGAATCATACATTAAAACGTATTTGTCGTTTAAATTTGTCACATCTACGTCTAGAAGATCGGAAAAATTTGTCACAGTTTCTCCTGATGTTGATAATACCTTGTATTTTGGTGTTACTGTTTGTTTAACATTGTAACTATTGCTAGAAGTTGATAATACCTTGTATTTTGGTGTTACTGTTTGTTTAACATTGTAACTATTGCTAGAAACAGAAACTTTGTAAGTCATATTGATGCAGTGTCGTTAACGATCGCGGTCCCTTCAAATATTTTTACAACTTTTCCATTTGTTGCATTTGTCAAAATCACATCATAATAATTTCTACCTGACGACAATTCTGCAGTTATTGTAGATGCCATAGAGATTGTAATTTCACCAGTTGATACTGTAATTGAAGTCTGGAATGATTTTGATGTTGTAGCAGTAAGATGCTTGCGAATTTTTGCAGTTGCTGATTGGTTTACCAACAAGTAAACAGATTCATTTGCATTCGTAACATTATAAATCGCTTCAAAATTAGTTCCTTTTTCAATTGTAATATTGACTGCAGGTACTGCCATTAATCTCTGTTTATTTTTAATTATTTATTAAATTCTATTTTATCTCCAAACTTCATAGTTACTGTACTTTTGAATTACATAATCAGACAAAACATCTTTTGGATTTGGTGAGATCTTAGATATATTTCTTCTTACTTTATGAAGATCAGGTATTCCATAATATTCATGATTAATTTCTGTAGAAGTCATAATATTTTCATAATTATGTTGGAAGGGTTCAATTTCCAAAAATTCATAAATGTTTTTAATTGTTTCCTTTGTTTTAGAAATTAAATCGTCATATTCAATGATATGAAAAATTCCTTTATTTTGTGGAAATTTTGATTGACTTAATGCAAATAGTGCCTGATCTATTGTTCCGTTCATTTTCATTAATTCATCACATCTCATATCATTGAGTTCTCGATAAAAATATCTATCATTACTTTTAATGTGAGTATCAACAAAAATTCTTTTATCTTGATTTTTATTGAAAAGGTGAATAAAAGAAGATAGAACTTCTACAATTGGTCTAACAGGACATATAATTTTTACATCATCAGTAATATATTTTCTAATATAATCTAAATTGCCTGGAGTTCCCCAAGATCTACATTTATCGATAATATATTTTTGCGATTTATTGTGATAATAATTTTCTATAAGTGATGAGCATATTTTATTTTTTCCATTTTCATTGGGACAATTATTATACTCATTAGAATTGCTGATATATGAATCAGTTCTGTAAATCAAATCACATATAAAAGATTCATCATGACTACAATAAATATCTGGATTTTGATTTAAAATTGAAGACAATAATGTAGATCCGCTTCTAGGCAGTCCAGCAAGAAAAAAATATTTTTTTGACATTCTCAAATCCAATTATCAACGTCTGGTTTTGGTTCTTCTGGTTTAGAAATTTCCTTTTTGACAGAATCGATTAGTTTAATCCACTCACCATTTTGAAGATTTCCTGATTTTATATCATTATACAACATATCTAATTGATCTCCAATATCGCCGTATTTCTCTTCTCTTTTTCTGGCATATTCATAATATCCCCAAATTGCAGCGTCTTTACGAATCTGCAAACTTATTTCTTCCCATGTTGGGGGTTTACTTCCGGATGGATCTTCCCACATGGAAAAACTTCCTTCTCCATTTTGGATATAAAAATCCCAATGTTCTACTTGTGGTCTCAGGTATTTTATTGCATTTTCTACCGAAGGCATTCTGATTTTCATAATTTTTTATCAATTAGTAATTAGTTAGTTTTCCAAGATAGAGTTTCTTCATCCCAAACATAAATTTTAGATTCGTCTTCTGGTTTAGGTATGGGAGGATCCCATCTATAAGTTTCAGTGTTTAAAATCCACGAATTATATGGCTTTGATGGGATAAAGGCATCCACATCTTTGTCGTATTTATAACCTGGTCCAGCATAATTATATCGCATATTTCCATTATATGATGTTTGAACCCATCTAGTGTCGTCACCAAAATAATTTTTACAATATGCAATTCCCCTTTCCTCACATTCAGTCTTATTTTCCATGTCAAAAACTTCAAGATTGTTTATCACAACAATTCTTTGTACAATGCTATTTTCGTTTATTTCTGCAAAATGTGCCATATGAATACTTAATTAAAAAGGATACGCTATTATAACAATTCCACTTGCTCCAGACCCTCCAGGATATCCACTACCACCTTGAGAACCTCCTCCACCACCAGATCCACTATAAATTCTTGCATTTGCTGGTGTTATAGGATCATTTGGTCTCATGCCATCGCCACCTCCACCGGATCCACCGGAACCTCCAGTTTGAGATGCGGGGAACCCATTAGTTCCACCACCTCCACCCCCTGCTCTGGTTTCTGACCACCCGGAAATACTAGAAGCAGATCCACTGCCACCAGGTCCACCAGGATTTACAGGTACTCCTCCGGGTTTGGGGTTACCTGCACCTCCAGCACCTCCACCACCTCCAGATCCATAACTTGAAGCTCCATTGGTGCCACCAGAACCACCTGAATTTCCTTGTCCAGCAGTTCCAGTACCTCCAGTACTGGTTCCACCAGTTCCTCCAGCACCGCCACCTCCAGAACCACCTGGAGTTCCATTTGCTGCACCAGAACCTCCAACACCACCACCAGTAGATGGATATGATGGTCCAAATGCAGAGGGACTTCCACTAGCACCTGGCCCACCACCACCACCGACAGTTACACTAATTGTTTGTGCTGTTAAAGGAATTGTTCCTGTTCTATAACCACCAGCACCTCCTCCGCCACCAATATTTGTACCACCACCGCCGCCGCCGGCAACAACAAGATAAGATACTGAAGGTATTGTTGTTTTAACAGTAAATGTTCCGGTAGAAGTAAATGTATGAATATATTGTGTTGGAGTTACTGAAAGACCTCCACCAGCAGCTTGTGGTGTTGAGTTGCTACCACTTCCAAAAGTAACCCAAGAACTACCATTCCAAACTTCAATTGCTCCAGTTGTTGAATTGAAAATAATATCTCCAGTAGAAGCACTTGGTCTATTTGAAGGATTATAGACACCAATGTTTACACTAGTAAAAATACCTTTTCTGCTATCGTTAACAACATCTGTTCCTGAAATTTGTAATGACATAACTTATTAACTAATTTTGAGATACCCAGGAAGATCCATTATAAGCAAATACACTAGCAGAAGAAATATTATAATATATGTCTCCCTGTGAAGGAGATCCTGGATTAGAAGATGAAGTACCGGGATTTAAACTAGTAAAAATACCTTTTCTGCTATCGTTAATAACATCTGTTCCAGATATTTGAAATGCCATTTCAGATATGGAAATAACCAATATATTTATTGGTTATTTTATTGTGCCAAATTCCATGCGAGATTATTCTCATCCCACATGTACGCATTTCCATCATTTGGCATTGGAACTGGTGAATCCCACCTATAAGTTTCAGTATTTAAAATCCATGAATTAAATGGCTTTGGTGGGATAAAGGCATCTGCATTTTCATCATAAAAGTACCCAATTCCAGCAAAGTTATATCTTATATTTCCATTATATGATGTTTGAACCCATCTAGTGTCTTGTCCAAACAGGTTCTTACAAACATCTATTCCCAATTCTTCACTTTCCTCATTATTATTGCTTTTATCTATGACATCAATATTAGAAATCACAACAACAGAGTCCACAAGATTATTTTCGTCTAGTTTTGCAAAGTGTGCCATTTTATTCCAACTAAATTGTTTTAATTATATTTAGGTAAATGCGTGTGGGTAAGAAATAATAACAAGTCCACTAGCACCATTACCTCCTATATTGCCAACCCCAGAAACACCTGATCCTGAACCACCACCGCCTCCACCAGATCCCGTAAATATTTGTGCATCGGCAATAGTAGAAGGACTATTTGGGCCTTTTCCTGGTCCACCTCCACCGGATCCACCGGAACCTCCAGTTTGAGATGCGGGGAACCCATTAGTTCCACCACCTCCACCGCCAGCACGAGTAATAGCAGTTCCAGTTATACTTGATGATGAACCTGATCCACCAGGTCCACCAGGATTTACAGGTACTCCTCCAGGTCTAGGGTTTCCTGCACCTCCAGATCCTCCACCGCCACCACCACCATAACTTGATTGTCCATTGTCTTTTCCTGTACCGCCAGGGTTTCCTTGTGATGGCGATGTAGCATAATCGTTACCATTTCCGCCAGTAGAAGCAGATGTGGTGGCGCCACCACCACCACCACCAGAACCACCTGGAGTTCCATTTCCATCACCAGTACCTCCAGCACCACCTCCGGAGGAAGTTTGATTTCCACCAGGAAAAGTCGGCATACCAGATGATGTCCCGCTGGCACCTCCGGCACCACCAGATCCTACCTGAACAACATAGTTGCCAGCAACCATTGGTACTCCAGATAAAATTCTATATCCTCCTGCACCACCACCGCCACCTACATTAGATCCACCACCACCACCTCCTCCAATAATAAGAACAGTTGCCGAGATTGGATACTTAACTATAAAATTTTGAGCATAACTGAAAATATGAACATAAGTTGATGATGTTGCAAAGAAAGATCCGCCGCTCGCGGCCGCGGATCCTTGAGCATTAAGTACAATCCAACGAGTTCCATCCCAAACTTCCAATGATTCTATAGAAGAATTATAAATGATATCTCCAGCAGAAGCACTTGGTCTATTTGAAGGATTATATGTACCAACATTCACCGCAGAAAGAGATCCTTTCGATGCATTAGTTATTACATCAACACCATTGATTTTGAATGCCATCTTTTATGCTTTTAAATTCCTTACAAATATTTATTCATTTTATATTATCTAGACCTATCATTAGCACATTGTGATCGTTGACCATCAGCAAGAACATAATGAAAGAAAATTTGATGGTAATAAAGACCTTCTTTCTCGACTCTTTTACCATACCATGTCCTCTTGTATTCAGTAGGCATTGGTTCTCTCCAATGAGGTCTTTCACATCCTTTGTAAATCATTCCGTCACCAACATTAAGAATTACTGAACGATTTTCACCTCTTTTTGAGATGATTGTTTTTTTCTTATCAGTATAAGTATCTGGAGTTTTAATCCAGATTGGCCACGGTTCTTTAAGATTTGTACTGATATGAGTCGTTACAGAAATTTCACATGCATCGCGATCTGCATGGCGTGATAATGCTTGTCCTGGAAAATAAAAACGATCATAATAATAGGTATTATAAAGTTTTCGTCCAAGTATTTCTTCCAACTTTAAACGAATACCAGAATGAATTGAACGATATTGTGGATGCCAATAGCAAGCAAGAGATCCTTCTACCTGTTGTTCTAACTCACAATAAGTAAATTGATCTAATTTGTTTCCCCAATAATTAATTTGCCCTCTTTGTTCAGGAACAGAACGATAAAGTTCTTGCGAATCCCATAAGTTTTTTACAACCAGATATCCATCCTTTTCGAATTGCTCATTGCGAGTCCAACTAGTTCCAGTATTAAGTCTTTCTTGGTAGAAGAGTTGCTCTTCTGTCATTTGTTCTGCCATATCACTTCCACCTCGAACCAACTACCCAACCAACAAGACTCTTTCGAGTTCCCTTAGTCACTTTAAGAACACGATGTTGAGTTCTTGAGTCAAAAACAATTACAGTTCCTCTCTTTCTTGGGGCAAAATAAGACTTTCCATCCTCCGCAAGAAGTTGAAGATTTCCACCTTCATAATCATCGGGGTCTGAAAGTTGAACCACAAAAGAAAGTTTTCTTACAAGCTCAATATTTTGATTGACAAAATCTTGAGCAAGACCATCTACGCGATTACCAACTGCTTGTGGTTTATAATGACAAGAAATGCCTGCATCGTTATGCCATCCATAAAATTCTCCAATATCATATTGAGTGAATTGCATAGATTCGCCATCAATATTTCTTATGTCATAAAGAAAGTTTTCGCGATTTGCCCTTTCAATATAATGCCAAACAAATCCAGCAGTCCAATGATTTGTTGGAACCCATGCATTTTTTGAATTTCTTTTATCTAGATTGAGAGCATCTCCCATAAGTCTGGAGTCTCCCATTTGTTGTTGAAAATTATCTGTTAAATCTTCTTCGATTGTCTCTACAATCTTTTCCGGAATATCAGAAAAATACCAAATTGACTGAAATGCCATAGTATATTGATATATTGCACTCACCATTATATATCATAATATGTTGCAAGTCAAATTTAGAAAATATTAATTTATCTTATTTTTCAAATCTTCTACTTCTTTCGATAATTCCTTAACTGCTTCAATTAGAACACCTATTAATGCATTATAGTTTACTGTCTTAATCTCAGTATCATTCACTATATTGGGTAAAACTTTTTCTATTTCTTGTGCAATTACACCCAAAGATGATTTTCCATTCTCTTTCCAATCAAAAGATACACCTCTCAAAGAATTTACAATACCCAAAGAATTTTCTATTGTTTGAATATTGTCTTTTAATTTCTGGTCTGATGTTGAATTAAAATCGGTAGCAGTAACATCATTAGCTTGAATTGATTGTGATGCAGTAAGATTAGTTACCGTAATTGTTCCTGCAGTGAAATCTCCACTAATATCACGAGCAACCAAAGTGTTTGGTGTGTTAATTGAAGTACCTGCAACAGACACTGTTCTTGCAGTAGAACCATTATAGGATCCAGATGAAGACAAGTAAGATCCAAAAGATAAACTATTTAAATTGCTGCCAAGCGAAATGCCAGAAATTGTTGAGTTTGCAAGTTGCGTATTTAGAATGCCAGCAGAAGATGATAAATTGCTATGCCCAATTTCAGTAATTGCATTAGAAACTGCGGATATAGATTTATTAGTAAGAATATCTGCGGTATTTTTGCCAATTAAGGTATCTGTAGCTGAAGGTATAGTTACTGTTCCAGATGCCGCAGGGGCCGCCTGAAGTATTGTAATTCCTGAAGTAGATCCTGATAAAGAAACACCTCCTACTACAGAAATACCACCAGAATTCACATTAGGTGAAGTTAATATTGGTGAGGTTAGTGTTTTACTAGTGAGAGTTTGTGAATCTGTGGTTCCTACAATAGTACCATTTGGAGCAATTTTACCTCTTAAGAAAGACGCATTCAAGTTGGTAACTTGAGTATCAGATAAAACAACAAATGGTGCTGTACCAGAAGTGATAGTAGAAATAAACTGCCCAGCAGAAATATTACCAAGAACCGTAAGTTTTTCTGCAAAAACAGATGTACCTATACCAACATTTCCGGTTAAACGATAAACATTAGTAGTACCAGAACTGAAATTCCACTGAGCAAAAGTTGCATCAACAAGAGGGGTTCCATTCAAAGTATAAGAAGATGACTCAAGAGTTCCGTTAGCAACAGTTACATTTCCTTGCAACCTTGTATTGCCTACAACATGAAATTTTGAGGTTGGGTTTGTCGTTCCAATACCAACGGAAGGAGTTGTTTCAGTGGCAATTCCAATATTTTCGCTATTATTATCAACGAATATAAAAGAACTAAATTGTGATAGTTCTCTGTTTCTTGATACAGACATTGGGTTCTCCTTATATTAGTATTTAGAATTTTGTTCCAATACTTCAACCCGCAACTTAAGTTCTTTAATTGCTTCAATTAATACTGCGATTAAACCACTATAATTTACTGTTTTATTTTCTTCGCCACTTACAAGTTCTGGTAAAATTTCCTGTAGTTCTTGTGCAATTACACCAAGAGATTTCTTGTTACTCTCTTTCCATACAAATTTAACCCCACGCATGTGTTGAATTATTTCAATTGCATCTTCAACGGTTTCTATATCTTTTTTTAATCTAATATCAGAACCAGAGTTTACGTCACCAGTAACTGTTAATGTACCTGTAGATGGATTAAAAGTAAATGCTGTTGCCGTAGTTCTTATACTTGGAGTTTGATTTCCATTTCCAGATACAAATACTGGGAAAAAATCACTATTAGTAGTTACAGAAGTAGCATTTATGACAGTGGATGGACCTATTGCACCCTGAACACCCTGTGGTCCAGTTGGTCCAGTTGGTCCAGTTGGTCCAGTTGGTCCAATTGGTCCAGTTGGTCCAGTAACACCTTGTGGTCCTGTTCCCCCAGTTGATCCACTGGATCCAGTTGAACCTTGAACACCCTGTGGTCCTGTTGCACCCGTAGGTCCTGTAGGCCCTGTAGATCCTGTAGATCCTTGAACACCTTGTGGTCCTGTAGGTCCAGCAGGTCCTGTAGGTCCTGTAGATCCTGTAGGTCCTGTAGGTCCTGTACCACCAGTAGAACCAGTTGCACCTTGAACACCTTGTGGTCCTGTAGATCCTGTAGGTCCTGTAGGTCCTGTACCACCAGTAGAACCAGTTGCACCTTGAACACCTTGTGGTCCAGTGCCACCAGTAGAACCAGTTGCACCTTGAACACCCTGTGGTCCAGTGCCACCCGTAGGTCCTGTAGGTCCTGTAGATCCTGTCGCACCGGTAGAACCAGTTGCACCTTGAACACCTTGAGCTCCTGTGGATCCTGTGGGTCCAGTATTGCCAGTTGCACCAGTAGCACCTTGAACACCTTGAGGTCCTGTAGGTCCACTTGGACCAGTTGTACCAGTGGACCCAGTAGCACCTTGAGCACCTTGGGGTCCTGCAGGTCCAGAAGTACCTTGTCTTCCCTGAGGTCCTTGCGGACCTACAAACGGACCAACATTATTCCAGACAGAACCATTATATACCCACAAATCACCACCTGCTTCATCAATTGCACCATCACCAATAACCCGTGATGGAAATGCATTATTTAATGTTGTTTGTGGATTGTTTGGTGGATTTACGTTTACATCTGCAACTGATCCAATAATAATAACTGAAGTTCCGGTTGAACCTTGGACTCCTTGAGATCCAATTGCACCCTGCTGTCCCTGTATGCCCTGAGGTCCTGTTGCACCCTGAACACCCTGTGGTCCTGTTGCACCCTGAACACCCTGTGGTCCTGTTGATCCAGATCCACCCTGAATACCCTGTGGTCCTGATGCACCTTGAACACCTTGAGATCCTGTTGGTCCCGTTGGTCCAGTAACTCCTTGTGGACCAGTTGGACCAGTCCCGCCAGTAGAACCAACAGAACCCTGAGAACCTTGTGGTCCAGTTGGTCCAGTTGGTCCTGCTTCACCTTGAACACCTTGTGCCCCAGTAGGTCCAGTGGATCCAGTAGTACCAGTAGTACCAGTTGCACCTTGAACACCTTGAGATCCTGTAGTACCCGTAGCACCTTGAACACCTTGAACACCTGTAGTACCAGTAGCACCTTGAACACCTTGAGGTCCAGATGCACCTTGAGCACCTTGAGGTCCTGTCACACCTGTAGCACCTTGAACACCTTGATATCCCTGATAACCCTGAGATCCTTGGGTGCCTATTGCGTCAATCCAATATCTTGTTCCATCAGTATCTGATGCTAATATCTGTCCATTAGATGTTGATATACCAAGATATCTCTCTACATCTTCAAGAGAAATAAATTGGCCATCAGCCCCTAAAACTTGTCCGCTTTTTAATTGTGCCATTTACTTACTTTGCCGATTCAAGAATACTGACCACAAACTTCATGGCATTATTTGCAGATCCAATTACTTCTAATTTATCACCAACTTCTAAAACAAGACTTCCACTAACTGGATTAAGTGCATCTGTCGTTGGAATTTTTGCATTTTTAATCAACTCATATGAGCTGCCCGATCTATTATGATAAACAGTTACTGTTGCTATTCCAGAAGAAACATTTGAGATTACGGAAAATAGATGAATGGAAGAGACGCCATTAGGAACCGTATAAACTGTTGTTATACCGGTAGTAACCTCTGCTCTAAATGTCTTATATGTATTGAGTGCTAATGCCGCCATTTTTTATTTTGCCCCTAATGCGATAATAAATGGTGTTACTGTATTTAGCAGACTACGTTCAAATGATCTTCCACTAATAGTTCCAGTTGCCTGATCAATGACCAATCCATCACCAATTGCAAAGTTCCCGTCTTGATCGGTACTAGTATATGCAATTTCCCCACCGTTTAGTTTTACAACTTCATTTTCTCTTATTGTTACTCCACCCTTCGATGGTCTTGCAGTTTCAATCGTATTACCTGCACCAATATATTCAAAGGAATGTGATGAAACTATCTGCAAACTTTGACGGAATAAAAATGCAGTTATTCCAAGACCAACATTATTATTTAAGTTTTGTGCCAGAGTAACCGTAGAAATTCCTGCATTTGGGACAGTAGCAGATCGAATTTGATAATAAAGTGGTTTAAGATTGAGGATTCCGGATGCGGTTGTTCCTACTCCAGGTGGAGCAGTAAAGGTAACAGTGGCAGCGTCACTTAAACGATAATTTCTACCATTACCTATCATATTAATTGCAGTTACTCCACCATTAGTAATTTCCGCAATCGCCTCAGCTGCAATTGCCAATGGTCCGGTTGGTGATATTGGGAAAATTACAGTTGGCGGATCAACATATCCAGAACCTGGATTTATGATAGTTACTCCTTCTACTTCATAATATAATTCACCAAAATATACTACCTGACCAGAATATGGTCTTTCTGTACCAACTCCACTAATAATAACACTATTATCACCTTCAGTTGAAGATATTGAAACATTTCCCGTATATCTGTATATAGATAATGATGTTGTGCCACTTGCTCCATCAGATACTAATCCTTTGGTTCCAAAAGAAGAGTTGGAATTTGTAATATCACACTGACCACCATTTTTTGTTACAATTGCTTGATCATTACATATCGTAAAAATAGAAACTAATTGTGCATATGCTCCATTTGTAATTTCTACTCCTATTCCACCTTGATTATATTGTGTATAAGAATCTACACTCATTGATCCAGTTACACCAATATCAATCTGATCACCCGGTTCTGCGTGGAATCCATCGACTCTCATTCCTACGCTTCTTGGAATAAAATTAGTACAGTTACGAATATATGGTCCCTTTGTCACTAATCCAACACCTTGAGAGGGAATATTATTTGGATTTGTTGTTCCAATTCCAGCATTTCCGGGATAAGTGCGACTAAATGAAGTTCCTACTGCAGTGGTTCCAACGCCAATAATAGTAGTAACAACTCCAACGCAAGAATAAAGTGCGGAAACTACATTTGCACAAGAATTAATATTTGTGTTTGATCCAGTCAAAGGATCTGCTTGAATACTTACATCTTTAATTTGAGTGAGTTGATTTTGAAATCCACCAGTCCAAGAAACATTATTAACACAAGACTGTGCAATACCTACAGCATATCTCAATGCATCAATAGTGGTTGTTCCTATACCGGCATTACGAACACCACCAGTGTAGAAAGACAATCCAACACCAACGCATTTAGAATTTCCACCTCTTGTAATATCATGACAGATTGCAAGGCAAGTGGATTTAATATGATTCTTATAATCAGTAGTGTTAATGACTACTGAAGGACTCTTGTACGCAGTACTACTAATATATCCAGTTGCCTCTGCTGCGATAAATTCTAAATTATAACGAATTATTCTAGCCGCATCAAAGAAGCGATTACTTGCAACACCGACAAGAGGTTTAAATGCAACTACAGCAGCATTATTGGTTGCAGTTTGTCCCTGGAAGGATAAGTCAGTAATGTGAGTTCCATTTGTCACCCAGAACAAGTCAGAATTTGGATTTTGTGGAGTAACTATACAATTTCTCAGTTCCGCACCTTCTATAGAAACATTTTCAGTAAGTAAGATGGGATTATTTTCAACATAATTTCCTGGAGATACTTTTACAGTATCTCCAGTACTAGCAATACCTACTGCCGCTTTAATTGTTCTTTTGGCATTATCTATTGTCAATCCATCATTTGTATCACTTCCATTTACAGTTACATAAACTGTTTTGCCTGGAGCAATATTAAATAAATCTGAGAATGTAATATCAACTGCTTGAGGTCCAACCGAAGATGCAGTAATGCCTGCCCCAATAAAATTTATTGTTCTTATTGTGTTTGCTGTTCCAACAGTGGATCCATTTTCCTGTACCGTGATTCCAATTGGAATTTCAACTACTCCGGTAGGAAGTGTTTGACTCGCTAAAATCTCTACGGTCTCATCACCAAAACACGGATCATTTAAAACAACAGTTGATCCATTATCAGCTACAAATTCATTTGGAGATAATCTTACTCCATTAATATAAATTTCTACAGATCCAACTTCATAACTAAACGAAAATGTATCTTGACCTGGTGCAGCAACACTTAAGAGTGAATTCTTAGATAATTTTGACCAAGTTACTCCAGCACCAGTTGAAACTAAAACTTGTCCATCTTTTCCAGTAGTTCCTCCAATATTAACATATCCACCAACAAACAAGTTGTTTAATGTAGTAATTCCACTTACACTAATATTTTGTGACGTCAGATTGGTAATGGTAGTGACACCTAAATTGGAAGTGCCACTATAATTTAAATTACTTCCAGTTAGTGAAGTAATATTTGCGGAAGAAGCAGTTAGTGAAGTTACAATTCCCGAATTAATATATGCACTATTCGCTTGTAAATTGGATGATACTATAGACGGTAATGTTGCAACTCCAGAAATAACAAGATTTGTTGCACCAATACCGCCGTTAACGTGAAGAGTGTAATTTGGATCCGTTAATGCAATACCAACTTTATTAGTATCTGCATTTGCCAGGATAAGACTAGTATCAACCTCAAGACCGTGACGAATGACGAAATTCTTATTGATTGACATTGGGTTTCACTCTCCACCCTTTTATTATTATTTATTTATCAACTTCTTCAATTCATCAATTTGTTTCTGTTGTTCCTTCACTGCTTCAATAAGAATTCCAATTAGACCATTATAATTAACAACTTTTATCTCATTTCCAGATACAAGTTCTGGAATAATGGTCTCTATTTCTTGTGCGATTACACCAATGGAGGACCTATTATCTTCCTTCCATTCAAAATTAACACCGCGAATTTGAAGAACTTTATTTAATGGATTTTCAATTGAGCGAACATTTGTCTTGAAATCGATGTCCGATAAAGAATTAACATCAGCTGCAGTTAAAATTCCACTAAAGTTTCCATTAACTGCTGCTATAGATCCACTAAAGTTGCCATCAGTAGCAGAAATTGATATCGCAGTTAAAATTCCACTAAAGTTTCCATTAACTGCTGCTATAGATCCACTAAAATTGCCATCAGTAGCAGAAATTGATGTCGCAGAAACAGTTCCAGTAACACTAATACCAACAGAAGATGTTGCAAGTTTTGAAGAATTATTGTGGAATAAAGTAACAGCACCACCTCTCGCCATAGTAATGCCACTATGGAAAGTTGTATTAGCATTATTGAGAAGTCTCAAATAAACTGTATAATCCGTAGTGCCATTATTCGTATAGAAATCAACATACTTATCACTTGCACCAGTAAAATTGAGTTCTCCACCGAGATCAATATTACTATTAATCGACAATGATCCAGAAGCAGTTAAAATTCCACTTGAACTATTATCAAGTCTATATGTATAATCCGAAGTGTCTCCATCAGTAATATGGAAATCAATATATCTACCAATTTCCATACTACCATCACTGACAACTGTGGGAATTATGCCCCAACGATCACCGGAATTACTGCCAACACTATTTCCACCAAGTATTGCGGTGGTTGCAATACCAACTAATGTAAGTGTCGTGATTCCAGTTGTAGAATTATGTTGCGGAATGATCGAAATATTTGTTCCAACAAAATTAATTAATGTAGAGAATCCAACAATTCCTCCGGAAGTTCCAACACCAACACCAGTTTGACTTTCAATTGTTCCAATTCTACCAAACTGTTTCCACTCGTTATTGCTGGTATAAACCCATCCTAAGTAATCAGTGTTGGAAGGACTTGCATTGTATTGAACGTCACCTGGATTTCCAGCAAGAGTAGGTGTAGAATCTCCAATAGTATATTTTCTCGAAACTTTCGCATCACCCTGCAAGAATAATGAATTAACCTCAAGACCTTTTGTTGATGTTGAAGTAACCTTATCTCCAAAAATTACAGGACCATTGAATTCAGAAATTGCATCTCCACTTGTTCCGCCTTCAACTTTAATTGAGCGTGCAAAGATACCTTCAATTGGATTAATTACGTTTAATGCGGCGTCATTTCCAATGTCTTCACCGGTAACTGTTTGTATTGGGGTATCAAAAATTTCTTCCTGACCAGTAACGGTACTCAACTTTTTATTACCAGTGTATGAAATGCCTTTATCATTCATACCAGTGTAGAAGTTAATTCCACCTTCTCTTCTAGTTGATTGAGAAAGGAGCTCTTCTTGTGCTGAAATTTGACGATCCTGTTTATCAGGTAATGCTGTCGAATAATTACCAGGTCCAAATCCAACATATTCAAATGTATGTCCGGAAGCACGAATGATCGAATGTCTTCTAAATTCAACTGGGCTTACAGTAACTCTTCTAACAACAGAATTAATAACATGCTTGTTTGCTTTTGTTCCAAGAACGCCACGGAAAACATAGATGGGATCTGTTGGTCCAATTAAAGTAGAAACGGTGGTTTTAACTCTTACCAGTTCATCATCAATTAAGAGGTAATCACCAATGTTGATATCAAGTTTATCAATACCACGAATCGTTACTTCATCAGTAATTTCATCGCTAACTTCATAAAGTAGTGATGTTGTAATTCCGGCATAAGTTGGAACCATTCTACCGGAAATATTTTCATTATCAGTAGAAATGGTGCCATCATTAGAAGTAACACCTTCTCTATGAGCAAAAATTGTGCCGGATACCGCAGGAATAGTTGTTGCAATACCAACATTAATGATAAAAGTAGATAGTCCTACATTTTTAGTGACTACAAAGTCTCCATTATAAAGACTTTGAGTTGATCCAGAAAGTCTAATTTTATTTCCAACAGATAATCCATGTCCACCAACCGCAGTTACAGTGGCAAGACCGCTTACATTGTTATAGTTGATACTACTTACAGAAAGTGACTTTCCTGTCAAATAAGCAAATGCATTTTGAGTTAGAGTTAGTCCAATACCTGTACTGGAAAATTGAGAAATAGATTTGGTTGAGGAAACAATAAATTTCTTAGAATCACCTAGAGAAACACTGGTAATTCTATAAAGATCATTGTAACCATTATAAGATGCAGAAGATACTCCAGAAATTCTAACAGTATCACCAACGTTATCATAAATGTCAGTAACTTGAACAATTGCTTGAACAAATCCAGATGTAGTTGCTACACCAACAACAGCAAGAGTATTGCCTATACCATAGGCACTACCACCATCCATAATCTTAACATCAGTAATATTACCAGAAGGATTTACGGTAATCTTTGCAGTTGCATTATATCCAGTTGTTGATCCAGCAAATCCAACAAGTCTTGCATTGTATAAAGTTCCACCAGATCCATATCCATAACCAACACCACCATACTGAATGCTAACTTTAGTAACTCTGTTCAGACCATGATCAATTGAAGTGTAAACAGTGTGAGTAGATGCTGTTCCGGAAATTACATTGGTGATGCCAACGCCAACATCAGAATCGGAAAGAACTTTAGTAATTGTTTCTTTAGTAATACTCTTTCTTACATCATTAACGATAACTTCACCAATTACAGAAGATGAGGCAAATGATTTTGTTTCATCAGGATCTGATACTGGATTATCACGATTTATCTGTGGGTAAAGTTCCTTAACAGGTTGAGAGTATTTTTCTTCAGTAAATGGAGAAACAGAAGGTGCATTTGAAGAATTTATTAAAGTAAGATAGTAAATACCATCTTGTTTTCCGGGGATATATCTCTGCGTTTCTTGATTTCTATAAACATAATATGTGTTATTATATCTCTTTCTCTTGAAATATGGGAGAGATGTAGTTCTTTCATCAACATTACTTGTAAATGTTCCTGGATTTGTATTCAATCCAACAACAAATTCCTTTGCACTACTAATACCAACAATATCAAACGTTCTATTAAATCCAGAGTTTCCAACACCAAGAGGATTTATTGTACTCTTAACATTAAGGAGTTCAACTTTAGATCCAATTTTTAAATTATGAGGAAGTTCAGTAACAATATTTGCAGTATTTGAGGATACATTCCAATTTGCATTAGCAACAATTCTAAAGTTTCTTTGCTGATTAATGTTGCTTATAGAACCACTACCAAAATAAGTTTGAATTTCATTGTTTGAAATTCCTATCGATGTATTTGATTCTTGAATAATAAATCCATCACTAGGTGGTCTAGCATATGAACCACCAGTAGATGCAGGAATTACATAACGAACTCTGTATATCGTATCCGCAGAATTTCTATTATATTTCGTTCTACTAAAATAAGTTCTAGCTGTTGCCGAACCAAGAGATGTTGTACCAAGACTAACAATTTTTGGATGAATGGTATTATCAGTTGAAGATGTTGAAACTTTGACGTACCATTGATTTGTAGATACATCGTACTGAATTGGATGCCCAATTTCTCCAGGAATTTTATCAGAAACTCTACTTGCAACACTTAATGCACCACCTTTATTGTTGATACTAAGTGCTGTGGCATTTTTAGCATCATTCAGTGTCTTTGCAAGTTTAATGTTTATGCTAGTTGTTAGTCCACTACTTGCATTTGAATTGGTGATTGCATAATAAATTGTATTTGGGGTAAGACCGTCAGGAAGTTGACCAGTTTCACTTAAAACGCGAACAGATTCGCCATTTTCTAATGTATGAGGAGTAGTTAATGTAATAACATTAGCAGCTCCACCAGAACTATAAGAACCTATACTATTAATTCCAACCAGACTTCTACTAACGTTAAAAAACTTCTCAGAACTTGACTGAGAATTTGGCATCACAATTCTGGAACTATACTCAGTAGTTGCACCACCAACAGAAATAAGAACTTTTAATAAATCATTTTCTCTTACACCAATTCGATATCCCTCAAAAACGTGTTCTGGAGGAACATCTTGGTTCGTTTCGTTATAAAGATAAAGTCTTTCATTTGTAGTTCCAACTCCAACTGTTCCAGAAACGTCTATTGAACCAAATTCAATGGATATTTCTTCATTTGATATTTCTTTTGGAGGAATGATATGAGTAATATATCCAAAGTCATCTTGGGCAAATGCATTTTCTCTAAATCCAGATGCTACAAGAGATTTTGCACCAAAGTTTGAGTTGGAGTTGGTAACTGATTGATCTCCACCACTTTCAACAACAAAATGTTCCGCATAACCAATTGCAAATATTGAAACGTTTTGAATAAACGCATCATTAATACATTTTATGTGGAAGTTTCTATATGTTGGTTTATATATTGCTCTTGAATTAGTGCTTATCGACTCATTTCCAGCAACAGTATTGTCTTCATAAGTACCTGTTGTCTCATTATAAACTACAAAAGCATTGTCATCTTTTTGGAGACCAATTCCTGTGAATTGGGCAATAACCATGGATTTAAATCCAGATGCCTTACTCCCATCCGCAAGAACACCACACATACCATAAACAGATCTCAGAGAGATATTAAAGATATATGGAGATGCTGATGTTACAGTATCCGAAGAAAGAGATAGAGTTGATCCTAATGGAGAAGGAAGTGCTACTAAAGGTGCGTTTTGAACTTGATAAGTAATTCTTGTTTCATTGAGTTTCTCAGAAACAATATAACTTCCATTGTATCCATCATCAGATATTCCCTCAATTCTAATTGGAGTATCTACCTCCAAACCAGCAACTGTTGAGGAAACGTCAACAGTAATTACTGTTGTTGGAGTAATACCATTACCCGCACGAATACTCGAAATTCCTACAGAAAGACCAGTAGATCCTACGATTCTATACTCATCAATTTTAGGTTCAATATCAATAGAAGTTAATGGATAATCTGGCTCAATTGCTCTACCAGATGCCTGCCCATAGGCAAGACCAATTTTTTCATAATACATATCCAGATCTGTACGATCTGTCGAATAAGTTTGAAATTCATCATTAATCGAAACATTATTCACCCCATCAGCATACTCAAAACAAGTTAACTTGTGATGAGAGAAGTTAGGAACAAAAAGATTGCTCGTATAATCTGTGTAACACTGTCCACTAGGGTCAGCATCAAACAATGAGAACTGCCAAAAATAACATCCACCAGTTACACGGAAAACCGCAGATTTTCCAATATTGTCATTTGTTGGATTTGGAACATATTTTGGACGAATCTTTGTTTTTCTCAAATCAAGTCCAATAACTGATGTCCCTCTAGGAACAATTACACCACCATGAACACTGTTTAACTTATAGAGAGCATTATTTGAATCACTAAGATCAAATTGAGTTGTTAACTCAAAGGGAGGAAAATCGTTGGAAGATTGTCCATTCCTAAGTCTAAAGTTATTTGCACCATCCGGTATCCATCCGGGACGGTTATCAACTATATGGTCACCTGGATATACTAAAATTGTTGTTTTACCAAACCTATCATTATTCAGTCCACGCTGATATGAAAATCTTGCCGATTCAACCAGTGCCCTTTGAATGGTTTTAAATGGGCGAGTTAAACTGTTTCCCTTATTCTCAATAGAGTCTGTTGCGTCAAGACTATTGGGATCAACATATAAAATAGTACCACGAACAGATTTCAGGAAGTTATCCAGGCGTGAAAGACCCATCTTATTAATACTTATAGTTTCCGTTATAAGTTAT